ATGCAACGCAGCCGTCAACTTCTCGCTCACAGCAGGCCGGCTTCCCGCAGCGTCGACTCGGCTGCGCTGACCCGCTGGAACGTGGCGGCGTCTCCGCCGGCGTCCGGGTGGGTGCGTCTTTGGGCGCCACGCAGCAGGGCACGTGTGTTGCCTGGGCTGGTGTCGACTCGACCGTCACGCCACTCGTCTCGAACGATGTCGGCGAGGAACGCGATCGCCTCATCTGCTGTGGCGAACCCTGCCGGCATCGCTGTCGCTTCGATAGCGAGGAACCCGCGGTACTGCTCGCCCCGCTTCGTCACCCCGTACCGGTCGACCTTCCGCAGAGCCTCGAGCGCCAGAGCAATCGCCCGCAGGTTGTCCTCCCACGCGGTGAACGTGTCGCACGGGTACGACAGCGCACCCACGTTCGTGTTCATCGTCAGGATGATCCCCGGGTGCTCGGCCTTCGCCGTCGACCGCGGGAAGCCGTCGAGACGGAACTGCGACGCCGGGATCGCCACCTGAAGTCGGGCGTCCTTCGCCTGCAGCATGAACAGCTCTCGGTCGAGCAGATCGAGGGTAGCGGTCATTGGCGAGGCGAAGTTCGACCGGCGGCGATCGCGGGTCAGTGTTCCCGGCCACACCCCGATGGGGTCGACCCTCATTCCTGCTGGCCACGCACTCATGACGACACCGCCGATATAGTTCGGGGCATGGAGTGGATCGCGACGGTGGTCGCCGTGCTGGCCGCAGGGGCCGCGTTCTGGCAGGCGCTCGAGGCCCGGAAGGCCCGTCGTGAGAGCCAAGAGTCGAGCCAGGAGGCAGGACGCCAGGCTGAGGCTTCGATGCGTGCGGCGAAAGCGCTCGAGGACGCCAACACCCTCAGGCTCGAAATGTCTCGCGCATCGGATCTCGCGGAAGCGGCTCGAAATAGACGAGTCTTTGCGGCCGACGTCCGTGCCCTAATCGACGATGACGGTATGCGAGCCATCCTGGGCCTCGACGAGTCGAGCACGATCGAGGCGTCCCGCCGCGACTTAGTTCGAACCAGCCGTGCGGCAGAAGACCGCTCGTATGTGACCCTTCTCGACTGGGTGGAAAGTACACTGGTCGACCTCAGAGACGCCGCCACTGCAGAACAGTCGAGCTTCGAGCATTTCGCGAAATACGATCGATTGCACTCCCTCGGACGCCGCGTTAGTGAATGGGCAGAAGTACCATCCACGATCTCTCGAATCATCGAGTCGGAGGCACGTCGGGCAGCGCTCGTCCGAGCGCTCAACAGCGTCACATCCGCGGAAGTCACCCCTCTCGAGGAATAGCTCTGTTGTCGCCGATTGATGATGTTCATCACTGGCCCTTTCCTGCGTGCCCGGCGGCGCCGAACATCGCGATGATCGATTTGCTGATGGTCTGGAATGCCGAAAGGCGACCCTCCAGAGCGCGCATCTGGCGCTTGGCATGCTCGAACGCGACCTCCGCAATTTCCGCGTCGGCCCGCTGCTGAGCGGTGTCGATCTCCGCCCGGTATTTCTTCTCGTGCGCGGGGCCCGACGCGGCCAGGTAGGACTGTGCGTAGGCGAGGTCGTACACCCGGCGCGCCTTCGAGGCGGCCTGCTCCGCCGACGACACCACGGCCACACCCTTGGCGATCTGGTTCGAGACCGCCCAGATGGTCGACTCGACATCGGCCGGGTTGAGGATGTCTGTCTGCGTCCCGGCGTCAACCTCGCCCGTGGTCACGCGGCGTCACCACCGAACGGCGGAGTGTCCATCGGGAACAGCGACGGGCCCGGGATGGTGCGCACCGGCCACGACGTGCGCGGCTCCTGGGCCGCTGGGTCGTCGTCAGATGGCACGTCCTCCATCACTTCGCCGTTGACGATGTCCTCGTGCCCGGTGGGCGAAGGCCGTTCAGCCTCGGCTTCCTGCTCCTGCGGCTCTTCGCGGTCGAGCATCCCGAGCTTCGTCAGCGCGACCGTGCGCACCTTGTCGTCGAACTCACCCGCAGCACGGGCCCGCTGGATGATGTCCGTCACCACCTGCTTGTGCTTCGCACCCGCGATCAGCGTCGGCCAATCCTCGGACGGTTCCGCATCCTTCACGGGCACCAGCTCGCCGGCATCCGTCAGGTCGTGATCGAGCTCCTCCGGCGTGTAGTGGATGCCCTTCAGTACGTCCTCGGCGCCCTCACGGCACACCTCGGAGATCGCCCGGGCCTTCAGCATCGCCTCGGTGTACTTGACCCAGTTGTCCTTGCCCATGAGCTTCGCCCGGGCCGCGCGCTCCACCGTCCACGTCGCCACGAACGGCTCGTCCGGGTCGTCAGGACGGATCAGAGTCGCGGTCACCGCGAGGTCGCGGGTGATCATGCTGCCGGACGACTTCACCCGCAGCTTGAATCCGGCCGCGCGCACCAGGGCCGACATCATCCCCGCAGAGATCGACGCCTTCCCCTCGATGACGTGGATTCCGGCGAGGGCGGCCATCGGCTGCAGGCCGAGCATCGCGCCCGTCTCCGTGACGACGAGGATCTTCCCCGGGTTCGGCACCCCGTTGTCGCAGAGCGCGGCGGGGATCATACTGCCGCCGGACGACAGGGTCTTGATGTACTGCATCCGTGTGGCCAGGTCGTCATCCACGTAGGGCACCAGTTGGCTGCTCATGCTGATTCCAGCTCTCTCTCGTATCGGAGCGCCACAGTGAGGCGCGCCAGAAGGTCAGTCGCGATGGGAAGGATTCGGGCGGTGAGGTCGACCACCTTCGGGTCGTCACGGCGGATGGTGAGGTGCTTCGGGATGCCGTCGCCGCGAATCTCGCCGTCGACGAGCTCCACCCAGATGAACTCCAGAACCTCGAACTCGGGCAGGCACAGGAACTGCCAGGAGATCTGGCGCCACTCCCCCAGGGACGGGCCGAACACGACCTTGTCGTGCTTCGCCTTGCACTCCGCGAGCCGGTCACCGACACCGTCAGGGGTGGCCGCAAAGCCACGCTCCTGCGGTGAATGGATCAGCGCTTTGTTCTCGGGGATGCCTGCGTAGGCGAGCATCATCGGCTCCCACCGGTGGCCGGAGCGCGTCGAGGCGTTGCCGGAGAAGGTGCTCGGGGCCAGCTTCGCCGCGAGGTACTTCTCGATCGACTCGGGCTTCGACAGCCCTGCAGCATCCGATGCACCGATGACTGAGCGGCGGGCAGCCAGCCAGTGGTCGCGGTCGGTGCCGTCGTCGAGGATGCGGTTCCGCCATGAGGTCAGGTCGGTGATGAACGCGGTCACGACAGCACCTGCCCGTCGGTGAAGACCGCCGACGCGATCTCACGCGACTCGTCCCGGTCGCGCTCCATCAGCACCAGGTAGCCCGACGTCTCCGCCTCAGCCCGGATCGACTCGAGCGTGACCGAGTCCAACGAGTCGCCATCCTTGATGAAGATCAGCCGCAGATCCGGACGCGACGTCGTCAGCAGCTTGAACGCCACCAACGTCTGCTGCGCCGTGTTCACCTGCTTGAACGGGACACCCTCGAACGTGATCCCGTCGTCATCGACCGACAGGCCAGCGACCGGGAACTTCGCCTCGGCGAGGCCGTCACGCTTCTGCTTGTCGATCGCGGCGAGCTGCTCGGTCAACGCCGATTCGGCCTCCGTCTGCTCGGTCAGCGCTGCATCGGCTGCCGCCCACTCGCGGGCAGCACGCACGGCCGCGTTGGTCTGCTCCACTGCCTCCAGGCGGGCCGTGAGCGCGTCCACGTCCACAGCGGGGGGCAGAGCGTCGTACTCGTCCTGCAGCCGCATGATCGTCGACTCAGCGTCTTCGATCTTCTGCCGCAGATCCGCGATGTACCGCTCACCCTCTTCTCGCCGCAGCACGTTCGCACGCCGAGCCTCGTTCAGCTCCCGGGCCGTCGTGATCTCTGCCACGAGGGCAGCGGCGGACTCTTCCTCGACGGGCACGTCCTCGGCCGGCTTCGGCAGTGCAGCGCGTACAGCGGTGAGTCGCTTCACCTCCCGGGTCACATCGGTGCGCCCATCGAACGCGGCCTTCCGTGCAGCGTCGAGCTTCGCGAGGTCGAACGGGAGTTTTACCCGGGCGAGGAGCTCGTCGCGCTGCTTCTTCTCGTCCAGCGACACGAACGCACGAGCATCGAAGATCGCACCGCCCGTCGCCTGCACAACGAAGTCCTTCCCCGACGGGTACTTCGCCCCGTCGAGCGCATAGGCAGTGAGCTGGCCTGCGTCCTCCTTTGACCACTTCCTGACCAGGCGCGCCTCAGTCGTCGTTACCTCTGCGAGAGCGGCGGCGGCGCCGTCGTGGATGGGCTTCGATGTCAGTCGGGTTCCTCGCGGGTCGAAGATCTCCGCGATGCCATCGATGAACGACGACTTACCTGCACCGTTGGGCCCCGCGATGACGACCAGGTGCTTCCCCTCGGGGAGCACGGTGACCTCACCGGAGACGCCCTTGTAGTCGCGCACCTTCAGCGACGTGATCTTCTGCTCGGTCACTGGGTGACCTCCTGCTTCTTCAGCTCGGCACGGATCGCACGGGCCTTCGAGGACTCGCGCACGTCCCCGTTCTTCTTGTCGCGGATCAGGTGGAAGATCGACCGGTCGAAGAACGGCGTCGGCGTCTTGGCCGGGTGGACGAACTGGATGCCGGCGCGCTTGCGGGCCTTGCGTGCTGCGTTGCCCATCAGACGGCGCTCCCGTCCTGCAGAGGCGTGTCGAGGTCGAGAGCCGGTTCGACGATGTCGAGGGGCGTCTGCCCATTCGCCCCGTCGTTACGTGCCGAGTACGCCCGCTCGAGCAGAGCCTTTGCGGCCGCGATGTCGGCCTCGTTGAGGATCGGTTCGATGTGCGGGAACCGGATCGTCGCCGACCACTCCTGCTTCACGTCGTTGTACTTCAGCGACGCCCGCTCGATCTTCACGACCGCATAGATCGCGTCCGGGGTGCGCTCGTCGAGGAACTCGTCTTCGATGGCGATGATGCCGTTCTGTTGCTCACCGGGAACCTGCCCGGAAATGTTCACTGTCATGCGTTGCTGCCCTTCGTTGTCGGCCAGGCCACTGCGGCCCATGCCTCGGTTTTCTTCTGCGTGAGCGCCCCGTCGAGCGGGTTGCCCAGATAGCGGGCGCCGGCCAGCGCAAGGCTCAGCGAGTCCGCCACGTTGTTGTCGGGGATCTGCACCCCGGGGAAGAGAGCTCGCATCGCTGCGGTCACTTCCGGTTTGGTCGCATTCCCGTTCCCGGTCGCGTACTTCGCCCGGGTCTTCGGACCCACCACGACGACCTCGCCGCGGGTGTAGAGGGTGTCGACGACGAACCACCACAGCCAGCCCGCTCGTGGGGCTTCCCGTACTTCGAGTTGAACGACGGGCCCTCGACGACGAACAGGCCGTCGGCGGGGAGACGCTCGACGATGAGGTGATGTGCGGTGCGAATCCGTTTCCGCACCGAACGGGTGTCCTCATCGCACCTGTCCGTGCGCGCCCGGGACGTCGTGATGTCGTTCCCGTCGATGACCGTGATGCCCGTCGCGGTGAGCGAGAGGTCCAGGCCCGTGACGATCACGGTCGGCCGCCGATCGGAATGACCTGGCACAGTGCGGCGAGGTTCTTCGCCGTGCGCCGGCATCGGAAGCAGATGCACAGTCCCGGTGCGTCGCAGATCGCCTTGACCTGCAGATAGTGGGTCGTGCAGACAAGGTTGGAGAACGAGCAACCACGGCAGATGATCACGAACGTGGCCGCCATCGGGCAGTCGTGAGCGTCGCAGCCCTCTTTGTGCTCGAAGTCCAGCGCCTCCAGCACTTCCTCGTCTGTGAGTACCTTCGTGTCGGCCATCAGCTCCACACCGCCCACACCGCGACGATCGCGA